AACTGTTCAAGTTAATCTTCTTGACCAACTGACGTTTGTCCCAGAAAGCAATCTCTTTGGCATCCTTGGCGTCTTTCTTTTTGGCCTGCATTTCTTTGCGTTCAGCATACCAGCGTTCCAGCAAGCCGGGGATAACGCCTTTCTTTTCGTAAGTGAATATGGTACCATTTGCTGATAGGATCCAAGGTTGATTTGAGTCAAACAACATGTACCAAATTTCAGCGCCCGAATGTACAGTCTCTTCACCTGACTGCCAGTCAATAGTGATCTCTGTACCACGTTGTTGTTCCATCACTGCTGTGTATTCTAACGAAGCAAACACACCTTCCCATGCAGCCGCAAATGAATCACCCTTAGCCATTTTGTCTTTGATATAACGGTCAGTCATCACGGGACGCAGTTGACCTATAATGGTTTCTGGTCCCATGTTCAAGGCACGAATTGCTGACGGATATAGACTGTTGATGTCTACTGACCCTATCCATTCATGCAATCCTTTCTTGGGATACGCCACATAAGCACCTGCTGCCTGTGTGTCCTCGTCTGTGAGTCGTTGTTGACGATTGGGCACAACCATGCCACGTTCATGTGCTTCGTTGATGATGGCCTGTTCTGTCACAGCCACAGCACCCATTGTGGTGGCCAACAACACTGTGTTGGCATGCGCCAGTTCGCTGGCCAGTTCTAAGAATCGTAGTTTCCGGTCCAGTTTGTCCAACAACAAGGTATCTTGACGGTTGTATTCAATAAAGGTTCGGAAGTGTTGGTTGTACAATTGATCCAAGGTGCCTTCGAACTGTGTTTTACGTTCACCCAGTTCGTACTCAGCAATGGCATCCAGGCTGTAACTGTGACGCTCTTCATAAGTGTACTTGCGATACAGTTGCATATAGTCCATATGCACACGACCCACCAAGTCGTATGTTTCATTTTCAGCACCAAAGCGTTCAAACACACGTTTCTTGGGAAACTGCCCCCACAAACAAAAACGTCGGGTGTCGTCTTTGCTGAGCACTCGTGTGATACGATTCACTGTGTAAGGTATGTCATAGCCTTCCGAGTTCCAACCACTCAAAATGTCTGCATCATCAATGAGATCCAGGAACATCTTCAACATTTCCGTTTCAGACTCACACAGCACAGTGTTTTCAAATTCCGCACAGATCTCACGAGCAGTCTCAGGACTCATGTGGCGTGGTGCCACCACAAGTGTGACCAATTGCTCCAACCAATTCAGATATACCGATATGGCAGTGATGGGATTGAAAGGATCTGACACAGGAGAGAATCCACGCACTGGATCAAACGCAACTTCAATGTCAAAGAACGCTGTGTTCAGTACAGGTGCGTCTTGGTCTTTGTAGTTTTCTTCAAAGCAACGAAATATGGGATTGATATCCGATTCGTAGATTTGTCGTCCGCTTTGTGCTCGGACTTCCTTGCGGAACTCTTTGTTGTTGCGGGTGCTGAATCTTGACACTGGTGTGCCGTAGATGCTTTGGAATTTGCCTCGAGGATCGTCGTAGTAGAACACATAATTGGCAGGATACTCTCGGTACTGCCGCTTGCCGTCTCTGCGTTCTACCACATGAATGCGATCGTGCTCACGATCAAATAGTGCGTCAATATAACTCATTTGTCTCCGTTTGTGGCCGGTCTAGCCTTGCTACATGTTCGTGACGTGAACGATTCGTTGCTGTTCGAAGCAATATTTATAGCGTCTTGCCCACAGTTTCAAGAATTGTTTCTAGTAACTCTTGATCTTGTTTGGTCTTGCCAAACTCGGCCTTGTGTGCCACGCGAATAGCTTTTTTCAACACAGCCGGTTTAATTTCTAATTCTTCTGCAATGGCCTTGATGGTGTCGGTCAAACCACCTTGTAGTGTGTCAATTTCGTGCATCACGGCCATACCTTCATTAATTATTTGAGTCAACTTAATTTTGGCATCGCCGTTGAATGATTTGTTATCCATGAGTACTCCTAAAATGCTAGTATAACACAGATTTTGACGTTGTCAAGAAGAATTTGCTCACTTCAAGCATCACGGTAGCGAATCGTTTTGCCTGCCCAGCAGCCGGGCCACACGGTCCTAAGGTAGGTGTGTTGGTTTGTGTCAGCTCTGCTACTCTAGCCTTAGTTTGCTATGGAAGGAGAACTAACCACGTTGCCTATGCCAAATTGGAATTCCAAAATCAACCGGGCATGCATTGGATTTTCAGCGAAAACCGCAGTCCTTACAACCTGCCCCTTGACTAGCACAGTGGCCACGTATTTGTTCATACACGTGATTGTTTGATGCCGGCCAGATGTTGCATACGGTCCACGCTTTCATTGATTCCTATTGCACTGTCCGCAGCCAATTTAGACAGTTCATCGTCACTGGAACCAACGTAGTTCTTGCCCACTGTGGTACCTGATGCACCACCAAATCCAACTCCTTTGACCTGTTGTTTGGCCTGTCCGGTCATGTTGTTTGTGGCAGTTTTGGTTGTGGTACCGGCCAACTGACCTGCGCCAATATTGGGACCAACAGTCCGTGCGCCCAGTGTTGCTGTGCCTAGATTGACTTGTTGGTCAGTTTGTTTTGTGTAGCCACCTGGTGTCTTGGTCTGTGACACAGACAACGGGCCTTGATTGAAACTGGTGGTTATATCGCCAGTGGCTGAATCTGTGGCCTGACTCACACCACCAAAGTTCATTTCGTCCAACTCTGCGCCGCGTATCATGCGTTGTATTTGCTTGAGTCGGTGATAGTTTTGTTCAGCATCACGTCCATCATAGTAGGCTTGCCCATCTGCACGATCGTATTGTGGATCACGACGCAGTTCTGCCTGGCGTACCAGTTCGTCAATGTTGGGATATTTGTCCGCTAGATCTCGACGTTGTTTGTCCTGATCCACAGGCGGTGCGGTATATGGTCTGCTTCTAGCATCGGCACGTGCCAGACCTTTGGTTCTGTTGGCAATGGTTTGATCGGCAGCAGCAACCGCTGCAGGATCGTCACGGCCAAAGAATCGATCTGTCTGAGCCATGGCTTTGTTCACAGTGGCCTTTTTACGATAGTCGCCTAGGCTGACTTCGTCCAATCGTGGCTCTTGTTTACCATATCCAGGGTCTTTGTATTTTGCTATTGCAGATGGAATGCTCTTATCAACCAAGCGTTTGGCTTTTTTAAAGTCAGTGCGTGATAATCCAGAGGCTCCTTTGATTCGTTGTGGTTGTTGTCTAACCCAACTGGCCACAGTCTTTTTGTCTAGTTCATCCAGTTGATCTTGGCTTTCTTCATAATTCTTTTGTACTTCGGCGTTGCCTTGTGGATCAATGTAGCTAGTACCTGAATAATTTTTTCCTGTTTTGGGATCAGTGTGGTCCCAACTGGCCAATGATTTTTGTTGCCCAGTTGCAGGGTTTTTAGCAATGGCTGTGCTGGTAAATGTTTGATTGGACTTGTTTCCAGTGTCAGTTGTACGCATGTCAGCATAATTGCTCACATCATCAAACCCATCACCTTCTACATAAGCGGCTGTGTTGTCATCGTTCCAAAAACCGCCATCATTGGGAGTAGGCATACCTTTAAACTGTTGTTTGTAATAGTCATCCCATTCTTCATCATCGGGAGTTATATCCATTCGTTGACCATCATCATTTTGAGTTCTGAAAACTGTACCTGCATCTCTGTGTTGGTAATAATTTGGGTATTGTTTGCGCTGTACTGCTGCTTCAGATTCTTCTTCCGCCACAAATTTTTTGTTGTTGAATAAATCGTTTATGATCATGATTATCGTTCTTCTATGTAATCTTGACTGAGATCTTGCTCAGGTTGTTGTTGACGCTTACGTGCTTGGTACAACTTCACTGCCATGCCAGCATCGTCTAGGCTCCGGAAACGACTGGGCAATGCTTGTTCACCATTGCGCAGTTCATAACCTTGGTTGTCATCTCCATAACAATCTAGAGACTTGCCGTTATCCATTTCAAATGTGGCAGCAGGTGTGCCGCTTTCGTTTAGATCCAATTCACTGTGTGGAAATGCCATGTAACTGTTGCCATTTTCATCACCTGCTCGTATCACAAATACTCCAGCATCATCATCACCTGATTCATCCTGACCAATTTCCCAGCCCATTGCTGCCAAGGTATTTTGCGCCTTGGCCATTTGCTGTTCAGTGCCGTTCCACCATTGTGCAGCCAATTGACGCAGAATTTCTTCTTCATCGGGCTCACGGTCGTCTCCACCAACTGGTGCAAATTCTTCAATCTCTTCAGGTTGGCGCTTTTGCACAGCATCTTTGGCCTTGTCTTTCAAGTCGCGATTTATGCTGACTTTCTTTTCCAAACGGTCCAAGTATTGTGTGAGATCTTTTTTGACCTTGCTGATCATGTCTTCTTCAATCTCGGCCATGGCTTCTTCAAGTGCAGTACGGCGAGGCTCTGCACTATCACCAACCATGTAGCCGTCCATGGGATGAGCAGGATCTGTTTTAGAACCCAGGGCACGAATATGCTTGGGTTTGAACAGCGCAGGCAGTTGTGGCACTCGTTGTTGTGCAGGGCTCAACCGGCCCTCCACTGTGGCCAGCCTGTCCAAGATTGATCGGATGTCGTTGCTCATGCTCGCTGGTCTTTCAAGAAACTTCTCAGCATCCAGCCGTGCTTGCCATGTGCATCAATACGTGCTGCCAAGAAATCCATGATGCCTTGCTGATTTTCTTGTTCAGCCACGGCAAATGTTTGATTCAACAGATCAATCAACTGTTGGTTGTTGGCGTATAATTCTTCAATCATGAGTCTGGCTCGGGGGATTTTTGTTTGTCCAGAGATTTTAGACAGTTCACCAAATCTTTCAAAACTGCCCGGGGTGTAGTCATCTAGTATGCGAATAAATTCTGCTGTTTGGTCAATGGAATTTTCGTACACTTCTTCGTAGATCTTTCCAAAAAACTTGTGCAGTTGTGCAAAGTCAGGCCCTTCCACATTCCAGTGAAACAACTGTGCTTTGATCACAAATGCATATTCAGTTGCTAATAGAGTTTTTAAACTGTCCGCGAGCATTCTTGTTCCTTTTGTATTCCTTGGGCGTGTTAGGCGTAGGATCTGATTCAGTTGTATATTTACCTGTGAGCAAGGAACCTCCAGATCTTGATAACACACCCATGGGCATGGCAACAGGAGCTATGCCACCTGCACTACTAGCACCTGCGGACGCTGATTCTACAATTTCATACCAACGCATCTGAGATCTCCAAACTGGTCTGTCCTTGATATTGAATGATACGCCCTGGTCCAGCAATCACTCGATGCCCCCGTACCTTGATGCGACCATTGACATCATCCACAGTTTCAAACACAATGGGATAAATGCCGGGACGAGCCTGTATCTGAAAAGACTCTTCAAGATAGCAGTTTTCCCAAATCCAAGTGCGTTCTGCAAACAATTCATTGTTTACATAAGCACGATAACGAAATGGCTGTGCATGCACCTTGGCTGTGACATCACATTCAACTCGGACAAAATATGTTTGCATAATGTATTTAGCAAAATAGCAGCCTATAAATATG